GGCGGATCCCATCCAGTCTTTCTCATAGTGCTCTCCTTGGGTTATGCATCGGGGACTGAGTCCCCGATGCGGGTTGATTAGGTCAACAGTGCAGGCAATGTTGGCTTGAACGATACAGGCTTGCGTACATCCCACTGCAGGTAGTAGCAGGCGACCTCGGCAATACTGCTAGCAGCATGGTGCGACTTGGTAGCTGCGCTGATAACACCAGACGCATCACCTTCCATCAACATATCGTAGATAAGCTGATCGGGCACGCACAGATCTACACGATGCGTATAGGTAAGAGGCGAAGCCTCGAAAGCGTGCAGTAGCGTAGTGATCGTATACGCAGGCATCTCACTGAGCCAGATCTCCATAGTATCTATATCGCACTCAGCCAGAGTAGCAGCAAGATCGTCAACTTCAGGGCGCATGAAGCCATCCTCATCAGCATCGAAGTCAGGCGAGATGTAGATGCTGTTCTCGTCGTCCTTGTCGTAGTTGGCGCTGTGTGCGCTGGTACTGCGAGGCTTGATGCTGAAGCTCTTGTTGTAGTCATACATCTCGTCGTACTCGTCATCGTAGTAGTTGCCATAGGCACTGGTGTACTTGTACGACTTGAGCGTCGCACTTTTGTAGCTGGGTATAAGACGGGATGGAGTCCAAGCGTACGTGTTGCTGAACCACATATCGTCATGCTCGATACCCTGACTGAAGTTGACGTGTTGCATACGACCCTCGCCATTCATGAACACAAAACGATTGTTGCCGATGAACTCCTCCAGCATAGACACGAAGCCCGCATCGTACACAAGCTCAGGCGATGCAGACACAGCGCTGTGCAAGTAGTCCTTGATGAAGTGCCACGTATCTGACTTGTCCTTGTCAGCAGCATTGCCTGTGTGCAGTACGCCGTTGTGCATCATGGCAATATAGCCAGGCACTACGTCATAAGGATGGCAGTTAATCATGTCGGTGTTGCCGTGTGTAGTCCAGCGGAAGTGGATGGCAATCTCACGATCGTCATTGGGCAGGCGCTGAATGAATGCAGTAGCATCGCCGAGATTCTTAGGCAGAGTCTTGGTAACCTTCAGTCCCTTGGCAGTGCCATACATGAAGCCGATGCCGTCAGGATTAGAGGTAAAGATATCGCTCAGTAGCCCGTGCGTGTTGAGCAGGGTTGAACGAACTTGTGAAGACTTGCCAGTAATAATTAGACACATAATAAAATTCCTTGATGTAAAAGATCGGGGACTGAGTCCCCGTTTGGTTGTTGATGATTAAGCTGAGATAAGGACAGGGGCATTACCCATGACCAATGTGTTGAAGACATCCTCTTGCAGACGCCATATGTCGCCGTCACGCACATAGATAACATCGTCATCATTGATAACAGAATCGTCACCGCTGTACGGAAACACCGCCATCTCTACGCCAAGACATCTGAACCTGTTGAAGTACAAGCCGTGTCGGTTAGCGTAGCCACGCATACCATCACCATCGTCATAGGGTATCTCTAGGTGATAGGGATGGTCATGCCCTTGGGCATAGCGAGTCGCATCCGTGGTGACAGGGGGAACAGCGTCAGTGCAAGTGTCCTGAGCTGGCGCAATGACTGTCGGTGTGGATGTGTGTACATTGCGCACGCCGTACCACTTGACGAGCGCAGGATACTGACCCGCCACAGTCTTGAGCCACTTGACGAACGATGTGCCGTTGAGATCACGCCACGATGCGACACGGCAGAACATGACAGACGCATGAGTGAACTCGATCTGTGCAAGCAGACGTTCCTTCTTGAGCGAAGCACGGAAGATGCGAAGCTCGACAGTGTTGTACCTGCCGTTGTAGCTGTTGTCCATGCTAAGACCAAGACGCTTAGCCTCACGAGAACCGAGATTCATCATGTTGACCATGCGATAGCGCTCACCAGACTTACCCTTGACCGCAGTCTTGGGGTTGGCAAGTATGGACTGGTGCTCTGCTGCACAGTAGCTACGAGCTTGCTCATCGACAGATGGATGACGGCCTGCAATCTTGCGAATGAAGTCGACGTTGCCAGAGCTGTTGATGAACATGAGGAACTTGCCAACAGTCAACTGCGTGAAGGCGCGAGAGTCAATGTGTACGTGCATACCGCACTTGCCCGTGTTCCATGCACGATAGGCAGGATCGATCTCCCATGCTTTGAACACCTCGATGTGCTTGGCTAGACCTTGCGGTGTAGTCACGACCTCGAAGCCGTTGTGCGGAAGCGAGCCGTCACTCTTGATGATGCAGTAGGAGGAACCCAAACGGCTACGCACAGACTCAGCAGACTCGTTGGTGTTGTTGTCACCAGACGTCATCTCAAGCTCGATGCCCATCGTGAACTCACCGAAGTGAGAAGACGTAATGCCACACGTAGAGTCGAGCACATGAAGCACGTTGGTAGAGTACGACATGATCGGCTGGTTGCGGTTCTCCCTGTCGTCATCGTCATCGTCATCACCCTCGTCGCTGTCACGATCATACGAGTAGTACGCATCACGAACCTCAGAGTAGTAGCAGTCGTCACGAGGCCAGTACTCGTTCTCATCCTCGCAGAACACAGCGTCATCGCTGAAGCATGAGTCGCACCACGTATCGTTACGCACATCGTGTGTGTTGTTCTCGTCCTCGTAGTGACCGCAGTCGCAATGCACAATGCCAAGATCGAAGTCCTCGAGAGCAGCAAACGCACTTAAGATATGCGCTGTGAAGTCATGATAGCGATTGTCAAGATCGAAGAACGCCTCACGCAACGCATCGTTATCAGCAGACTCATCGCCTGCCTTAGCACGAGCAACCAAGTGACCGAACTGCTTGAAGGAACTACGAGCGAGCTTGTAGGTCATAGCTTGGTAGTAGTACCCGCCCTTGAACCTAGCGTTAGGCTCGACTACTGGCGCAGTACCGCCGTGCTTGGCGTAATACGCATTGACGATAGCATCGACACGATTGGATATCAGCTGGCGATCAACACGACCACGACTGCCATTACGCACGCTTGTAGGCGTTAGCGTGTAGCGCATCATCTGATGCACATCGTAGCGGTCATTGGTATACAGCACAGTATCGGCATACGATAGCGACTCGACCCCATGACGTGGACTGAGGCGATAGTTGTCATGACTGAACCACAGCGCTAGGTTAGCGTCAGTGATAAGCATGGCAGGATCGACTGCACTAGACGTACGAAGCACCTCGGACATAATACGCCGACGAGTTGCGTGATACACGATGTACCTGTTGCTGAACGATACAAGCAGCAAGCCTGTGATGCGGTCTAAAGAATCGACCGCTACGAACTTAGTAAATGTAAACATACACTTCTCCTTGATTTATAAAAGATCGGGGACAGCGTCCCCGACTAACTAACTAACACACTAACTAACACAAGATCTCAACAGACCGCAGGCACCTCCACTTCATATATTGGGTTGATGAATGTGACTGTGAACCCCTTGTGCACACCCATAATGCGATCTCCTGCATCAAAGATGTAGAACAAGTTGTCCTTATTGATAAGCTCATTGAGCACCACGTCACGCATAGAGTCCGTCAAGCCCAAAGGCATGACCAGACAGCGTTCTTCGAGCTTGGGTTTGTGTGGCTCGTTCCAATACCCCTCAATACAAATTAACTTAGCCGTTGCCACTGTTGTCTCTCCTAATTTGTTAATGATTGACTCTAGCTCTTCAAACATATCGTCGTATAAGTCCATACACACATACAACGAGTGATCCCTGCGTGACTGCTCGTTCAAATTCTTGATGAGCACCTGCGTTTTCTTGAGTAAAACAATCGCCTCCTGTTTCTCTTCTAATGTCATCGCTTACTCCTTGTTGCGGTTAGTGATTGCATCCAATGCTTCTTCAGCACAAGCACCCCATGCGCCTGCGCTTATGAATGAGTTGGGCGCCCATTCAGGTTTACCTATTGCCTCCTTTGTTAGCTCGGCATACTTTGCAATAGCCTCGATGATGAATGCCTGCATGAGCACACCCTGCTGTGAGTGCGTCATGAGATCGTTGACCACTTGGATATTGGTCTTGCGTTTGATATAAGTCATTGCTTTCTCCTTGGTTAAAAACTAGATTCGGCGTACACGACTCGCCCTTGCTTCATGTGTTCGAGAATCGGTGCGCTGATGGATGCATCGAACAAGCGTAGGTCACGCTTGTACAGGCGCACAGTTGTATTGTTAAAGTCCTCTTTGGTTCCTCCTCGTTTGCTATACAGCACACAAAATATGTCGTGCAAGTCCCAGTCACTACGTGCGTATGCGACTTGCTTCCATCTGGGGTTTGCGTCATAGCGTGAGCCGACGTATGCATCGGCTGGCTTTGTAGTAACGGCACGAGGCACGCTTACTATGTTGATATCTAATCCCATGCTCACTCCTCTACAGTTACAAAACGACTTACATCCCAACGACCTGCGCTCACACGAGGCGAGTTGCCCGTGAGGTGATACACAGTTTCTTTGTTGGCGGTAACCTCCCCTTTGCTTTTGCCTCGGGTGTTGACAAGCCTCATGCCCATAGGCTGTATGGCTTCTACGACTTCATAGATTGCGCCTTCTTCAAGGCAGTCGTAGGTGTTGCTTGCGTCGATACATTTAACTTTCATTTTGGCTCTCCTATAACTTGCAGGCACTATCAGGATGGTCAACGGCATTGCCCAAGCGCCATTGACAGGGGGAAATGGAAGAGATCGGGGACTGAGTCCCCAATCCAAAGGGAATCCACGTGGAATCCCACAAAAAAGCTGACACTGGTCGTCACAAGACGCCAGACCAAGTCGCAGGTATGTGCTCAGTGTCAGTCAGGCGTGCAATGATTTTCAAAGCTTCACGCATACGCTCTAGCGTTGCCTGCCCAACCTCGGTTGAGTTCATCTCTTGCTTGCGCTCAAGGGTTTCTATCTCTTTGCGTGTGCGTGCAAGCAGCTTGTCTCTTGCCTTTGCGTTCTGCTCAGGCGTTGTCAGGCGTTGGAAGGGTACTTTGCGTTTAGCCCTTGTCTTGTGTGGTATTGCCTCGAATGCCAAGGCAATGCGGGTTTTAATCTTGTCAGGCACCCAGTCTGTCCAATGCTCGCCATTGTTTGGTAGTTGTTTTTCTATGGCGATCTGTATGGGCGTTGCATCGAGTGAGGCAAGGGGCTTGGCGAACCTACTCAATAATGTCTCCAACACCAAGATGTACGCATCGAACGCTTCGACTCGTGCCTCATCGTCTAGATCGTATGCACGCCCAACCTTGGCATTATTGAGCTCGTACCGCAGGGGTTTGAGCACCTTGTCCCACTCGGCTTTGCGTTGGGTTCGTGTGATCTTGTCGACACGCTGTGCTTCCTTCGTCTCTGCTACCTCGTCTTTGATGCGTTGCATCTCGGCAGGGTGTATGCGTTCCTTCAATAATCTTTGGTGAAGATCGTTGGGTTTGAGTTTAATGTATGCTTTGTGCATGAGATTATTGAACCTCGTATGTGTGAAATGTTAAAAAAGGAGTGATTAAATAGTTTTGCCATGCGATGCGCCAAGCAGGACACCGCATGAATGCTAGTATACAGCGAAATGTGGCAGGGTATCTATGTATTTTCCAAAAGGGCAACGCCAAGCAAAGAAAGAAAAGTGGCTTGCTTCTGAAAATGTACGCACCCCCTAGAAAAGACTCCCATATATATACATAATAATAAAAAGATATATATATAGCCAGATTTTGCTGGAACGCTAGTGTTCATGCGGTGTTGCAGGTGGTGCAACAAGTGGCAAAGTTCTTTAATCTCCGCCATCGGTATTTTACAGCACCTATGGTCTTCAATAATCTCAGATAATTGAAGATCGGGGACTGAGTCCCTGTTCAAAGGTTCAGAGTAAGCTGCCTCATGCCACGACTCCACTCTTCAAAGGCTTTGCGTGACTCGAATACAACGCCACGCTTCTCGGGTGCACGCTTACGGAACACGTGGATGTGGTGCTGTGATCCATAGCTGATGGTTTGGTAGTGGTAGTCGATGCCACCACGTGTGATTGTGCCTATCTCCTTGATGATTGGCTGGATTAGATTGCGCATGGTTACTCTCCTGTGATGATGAGCATAAGTTGAAAGCCGAGCAAGAACGATCCGCCAAGCGTGAGCAATGCCCACAGAGGGGCAACGCCGTACTCGTTCATGCCGTTGAAGCCCACGACGATGGATGTGACAAGTGTGAGTGAACACACTATGTGCGAGATGACTGCTGTTGGTTTCATGGTTGACTCCTTAGTCGTATGATTTGAGGTGAGGGTATTCGTCACGCAAGTCTTTGAGTTGCACGCCAAGGGCTTTCGCCCATGCTTTGCGTTTGCGCTGGAAGCACACGAGTTGTACGTCACGAAGACGGATGTAGTAGTTGAAGATATCCCTTGTGGGCATGATGTTCTCCTTGAGAGTTGTATGGGCAGGATCGCCCCGTAAGCACAGCACGCTGTGCTTACAGAGTTGCCTCTTAGCGTATGATTATTGACATGGGGCGTTTGTTACGGCACGCCTCACGATATGCGTGGAACATGATTTGTCTGATGAGATTAAGGTTGCTTTTGCTCATGATGAACTCCTTGAGATTATTGATTGGACACGAAATGAAACAACGCAAGAGCCCCGCCCTTGCGCTGATCGGGAGAAAGGGGACTGAGTCCCCGTTGTGATTATTGAAGACCCTCACGCACAGCGGCGAATAAGGCGTTCACTTGTGCTCTGGTGAGCTGGGCTACTTTGATTTCCTTGATGAGATTATTGACTAACTTCTTTGGCAACTCGACTGCATTGCCTTCCTTCGCACCACAGATGAATGTGACTGTGCGACCAAGTGCCTTACGGCACGCTTCGTATGCGCTAGCATCTGAGTCAAGCACCTTCGTGCCTTCTGCTTTGCCTGCACCTGCAACGAGTGCGACTTTGTACACGAACGCAAAGTCAGGCAACAAGATCGCACGTACGTTGTCACGTGACTTACGACCGAGTTGCTTCTTGAGCGCAACACGTGCAAGGTCTGCTTTCGCAGATGCGTCTCCCTCAGCTTTGATGATGGCGACTTGACTTCTGTTTGATACTGACATGGTAACTCTCCTTGAGTTGAATGGGGACTCAGTCCCCGTTGGTTGTTGTGTCTCCGAGGGCGATCTCCCTCATTGACAACTCTAGTTTACAAAGTATGGGGGAAAATAAACTTGCCTAAAGTCTGCAGAGTTGGCTGTGGCGTTGACCCCACCCTACCCCCACCAGCCCGTTTTGGGGCATGCCGATGGATAGGACATAAACACTGTTCCACACCCGCAATCCAAATTTTCAAAAAACAGGATCGAAATACCCACATTTCAATCCCCCACCCCCCTAAAAATTTTAAAAAATTCCCAAGGATCAATGTCAAAGGTTGGACATTACAATATAAAAAAAGCCCCGAACCTTGCGACTCGGGGCGAAGATGGCAACTCAACAACCATCAAGGAGAAGCAATGACTTGCGCCATCACCGGAAATAAGTGTACACTAACAGCAACGAGGCCACAAGTGCGACGCCAGCACTAACCCTACGCAATGCTAGAACATTTAATTAACGGCGAGTTTCATCCAGAGGTGGTAGACGCCACTGCGGAAGTGCTGTCTTTTGAAAAGGCAGATCCAACTACGACCATCGACGCCAAAGTAAAGACGGCTCAGTGGCTCAAAGACCTAGAGCTTGAAGACGAAGAGATCGAGTCCAAAGCAGAACACGAATCTGCCCGTAAATCTTTTGCAAGTCTCGTGTCAGGTCAACCTGTTGGTAATACGCAACAAGCGCTAGCTAATTTAAAAACCCCTGCTGCAGTGCAGCATTTGGTTGGGATGCTGACAGCATACGATTGGGCGTTTGTCGAGCAGGCCAAGGAACTCAGGGGCTATGCAGTAGCACAAATTCTAAAAGAAGTCAAGCACCCCGACGCCCGTATACGCCTGAAAGCACTTGATATGCTCGGTAAGGTCACCGAAGTGGCGCTGTTTACTGAACGGATTGAGGTCAAGAAAACCCAGATGTCTGACGTGGAGCTTGAGACGCGCATTAAAGAAAAGCTCAACAGGTTCATGGGCGTGATTGACGTTGTCGACGTTGCAGAAGATAAAGATGAAGCCTGAGAACTTCACAACGCTGAGTAAGCTTGAGCTAGAAGCTATGGCCAAGGCTTTGCCGCACATGAGCGTTGAAGAAAAGATGGAGTTGTACGAAGACTTAGAGCTTCGTGAGTCCCGCGCCAGACTACAGGCGGCTAAAACAAACATGCTGGGCTTCGCCCAAGCGGTATATCCGGGCTTTAAGATCGGCCCACACCACAGAAAACTGGCAAAAATCTTCACCGACGTGGTCGAGGGCAGGAAAAAACGCGTGATTATCAACATCGCGCCTCGTATGGGTAAGTCTGAATTCAGTTCTTACCTGTTCCCTGCGTACTTTCTAGGTAAATACCCTGAGAAGAAGATCATCATGGGCACGCACACTGCGGGTTTGTCTGAAGATTTTGGCCGCCGGATACGTAACTTGATTGATTCTGATGAATACAGAGAAGTTTTCCCCAATACGATGGTGGCAGACGATCAAAAGGCTGCCGGTAAGTGGTCTACAAGCGCTGGCGGTCAGTATTATGCTGCTGGTGTCGGGGGCGCTCTTGCTGGTCGTGGTGCTGATTTGTTCGTTATTGATGATCCTCACTCGGAACAGGACGTAAAGTCTAACTCTAGACTCGCGTTTGATACGGCTTGGTCTTGGTTCCAAACGGGCCCACTGCAGCGTTTGATGCCGGGTGGTGGGATTATCATTGTGATGACCCGTTGGTCACTCCTAGACCTGACTGGGCGCCTGATTGACTACCAAACGAAGAACCCAGAGGCTGTTCCATGGGAAATTGTGGAGTTGCCGGCCATCTTGAACGAGGACGAAGAGGACGAGAAGTCGCTTTGGCCTGAGCAGTGGTCACTTGAGGCGCTTAAATCAACGAAAGCCAGTATTGACCCAAGGTATTGGAACGCGCAGTACATGCAGCAGCCCACATCTGAGAACTCGGCCATCGTCAGCCGTAAAATGTGGCGTATTTGGGAGCCGGATGACCCCCCACGGTGTGAATACATCATCCAGTCATGGGATACGGCGTTTGAAACCAAGAACAACTCCGACTATTCTGCTTGTACGACGTGGGGGATTTTTTACAATGAGGAAGAAAACGATACGCCTCAGCTTATGTTGCTGGATGCTTTCAAAGACAGGATGGCTTTCCCTGAACTCAAGGTCGTCGCGCTCAAACACTACAAAGAGTGGGAACCAGACGCGTTCATCGTTGAGAAAAAAGCCGCGGGTGCACCACTGATTCAGGAACTCAGGGCGTTAGGCATACCTGTACAAGAATTTTCCCCCAGTCGTGGTAACGACAAGATGGTGCGCGTGAACGCGGTTGCAGATTTATTTAGCAGTGGTAAAGTCTGGGCACCCGACACACGCTGGGCACGAGAAGTGATTGAAGAGATGGCCGCGTTCCCAGTTGGGGAGCACGACGACTACGTGGACACGACAACACAGGCGCTGCTGCGCTTTAGGCAAGGCGGCTTTATTGCTTTAGACACGGACGAGAAAGATGACCTTGCGATCTTTCACCGCCGGAAACACGAATACTACTAGGAACACACATGGCAACTAACATCGACAAAGCTCTGTACCAACAACCCATGGGCATCGACGCGCTGGGCGAACAGGAATCTCCTCTTGAGATTGAAATTGTTGATCCAGAAGAAGTCACCATCGGTATGGATGGCATTGAGATCACCCTCACGCCCGGAGAAGATGACGGCGAAGAAGGTTTTGACGATAACTTGGCCGAGTACATAAAAGATGGCGCGTTGCAGTCCTTGGCTGGTGACTTGGTGTCTGACATCGACAACGATAAGAATGGCCGCAAGGATTGGGAAAAGACTTACGTTGATGGTTTGAAGCTGCTCGGCTTACAGATAGAGGAGCGCACAGAACCTTGGAACGGCGCATGCGGTGTGTTCCACCCCATGATTACAGAAGCGGTTGTGCGCTTCCAAGCAGAGACAATTACTGAGACGTTCCCAGCCCAAGGGCCTGTGCGTAGCAAACTCATCGGCAAAGAAACGCCAGAGATGAAAGAAGTTGCGTCTAACGTTGAAGACGATATGAACTACGAGTTGACGGAAGTCATGACGGAGTACCGCGCTGAACACGAGCGCATGCTCTGGTCACTGCCAGCCACAGGCTCAGCGTTTAAGAAGGTCTACTATGATCCCAATTTGGGACGTCAAGTGTCTATGTTTATTCCTGCGGAAGATATGTATCTGCCGTACGGAACAACGGATTTGGATACTTGCTACCGCATCACGCACGTCATGCGCAAGACCAAGAACGAGATTGTCAAGCTTCAGCAAGCAGGCTTTTATATTGACGTTGATTTGCCTGACGCGCCTAGAGACTTGACAGACATCCAGAAAGCCAAGGACAAAGAGACTGGCTTTAGTGACTTGAATGACGACCGCTACACCCTGTATGAGTGCCATGTAGATTTGAACCTTGAAGGTTACGAAGACAAAGACGACTCTGGCGAAGAGACCGGCATCATGTTGCCGTACGTTGTCACGTTGATTAAAGGCTCTAACGACATTCTGTCAATTCGCCGCAACTGGAAGGAAGAAGATGACCTCAGACTCAAGCGCCAGCACTTCGTTCACTACCAATATATCCCGGGTTTTGGAGCTTACGGCTTCGGGCTTTTCCACCTTATCGGGGGCTTTGCTAAATCCGCTACATCCCTCATGCGACAACTTGTCGATGCAGGAACGCTTGCCAATTTGCCCGGCGGACTCAAGACACGTGGATTGCGAATCAAGGGCGACGACACACCAATCGCACCCGGAGAGTTCCGTGACGTAGACGTTGGTTCGGGTACGATCCGCGACAACATCTTGCCGCTGCCATACAAAGAGCCAAGCGCTACGCTGTTTAACTTGATGCAGACCATCGTTGATGAAGGCCGTCGCTTTGCTGCGACTGCTGACATGAAGGTGTCTGACATGTCTGCGCAGGCTCCCGTTGGTACAACGCTGGCGTTGCTGGAGCGTCAACTGAAGGTGATGACTGCGGTGCAGGCTCGTGTGCACTTTGCCCTGAAGCAAGAGTTCAAGCTCTTGAAGAACATCATCCGCGACTACACAGACGCTGACTACACATACACACCCGAGTACGGTACTCGCAAAGCTAAGAAAGCCGACTATGACTTGGTGGACGTTATCCCCGTGTCAGACCCCAACGCTGCGACCATGTCTCAGCGCGTTATCCAGTATCAAGCCGTCATTCAGATGGCGCAGATGGCTCCGGACATCTACAACTTGCCAGAACTGCATCGCGGCATGTTGAACGTGTTGGGTATCAAGAACGCAGAAAAGCTCGTACCAATTGAAGACGATCAGAAACCAACCGATCCAGTGCAGGAGAACCAGAATGCACTCAAAGGCAAACCGCTTAAAGCGTTCTTACATCAAGACCATCAGTCACATATCCAAGTGCACATGATGCTGATGCAAGACCCGATGATTCAGCAGTTCATTGGTCAGAACCCACAGGCTCCCAAGATCATGGGCGCAATCACTGCGCACATTGCAGAGCACGTTGGTTACCAGATGCGCCAGCAGATCGAGCAGCAGTTGGGTATGCCACTGCCTCCCGAAGACGAGAAGTTGCCACCACAGATTGAGATTGCGTTGTCGGGCATGATGGCTCAAGCGGCTCAGCAAGTGTTGATGCAAAACCAAGCCAAGGCTGCTCAGATGCAAGCACAGCAACAGATGCAAGACCCAGTCATGCAGTTGCAGATGCAGGAACTCCAACTCAAAGGCCAAGAGCTAGAGTTGAAGAAACAAAAGATCATGATGGACGCTGCTGGCAAAGCCGACGCACAGGCTTTGAGAGAGCAAGAAGTCAGCGGCAAACTGGAGTTGGAAGCTCTTCGCACAGGCGCGCAAATTAAAGAGAGCGAATTCAAACAACAGTTTGAACAAGAACGTGCTGGCATCCAAATTGGTGCTGACATCGCAAAGAGTAAAGCCCAGATGGAGTTACAAGCGCGTACTACTGCGCTCTCAAATAGTAGGAACCAGAGTGAGCCTAAATCATGATCCAAGACTTCGTACGCGTATTACGTGAAAAATTACGCACTGACATGAACAACTATGCTGATGACTTGGCTGGGGGTTCATGCCGTACTTTTGAAGAGTACCAAAAACTTTGTGGGGTTATTCAGGGTCTAGCCCTCGCAGAGCGTTATCTAATTGACCTTGCACAGAAAGTTGAAGAATCTAATGAGTGATCTTGATCTCTCCCCCGGTGCTTTTGCACTGCCTGAACCCATCCAATCTTTGGATGCACCCGAGCCTGATGCTTCAGACGAAATGAAAGCTACGCAACTTCCCACCCCAACAGGTTGGAAGATTCTTTGCGCTGTGCCAGATGTCGACGAGAAGATTGCAGGGTCAAACCTGTATAAACCAATTGAGTTTATGCGCCAAGAAGAAACAGCAACCACTGTGTTGTTTGTTTTGAAAGTAGGCCCTGATGCGTATAACGACACCGTTAAGTTTCCCAACGGAGCATGGTGTAAAGAGGGCGACTTCGTGTTAGTACGTACTTACTCCGGCACAAGATTCAAGATCTTTGGCAAGGAGTTCCGTCTCATCAACGACGACCAAGTTGATGCTGTTGTGCAAGACCCCCGCGGCTTAACCCGCGCTTGAAAGGAAGAATATGGCTGAACCGTACAAGTTCCCCGACGAAGTCGAAGACAAGAAGACCAACGAGGTTGAGTTTGAGATTGAAGGGGCTGATGAAGTAGAGATTGAAATTGAAGATGACACGCCTGAGCGCGACAGAGGCCGCAAGCCCCTAGACCGTGAAGTGCTTGATCCAACCGATGAAGAGATCGAGTCCTATTCTGACAAAGTCAAGGGACGCATTAAAGAGTTGACCCACGCCCGTCACGACGAGCGCCGTGTCAAAGAAGCAACAATGCGTGAGAAGCAAGAGCTCGAGCGTCTTGCACAGCAGTTGATTGAGGAGAACAAACGCCTCAAGCAAAACGTTTACACAGGACAAGAAGCCATCATTGAGGGCGCTAAGTCAAAAGCCGATACTGAGTTGGCTATGGCAAGGCGTAAACTCAAGGAAGCCCAAGAGTCCTATGACACGGATGCCATCATCGAAGCCCAAGAAGCTGTGATGGACGCAAAGATTCGTGCAGAACAAGTAAAAAATTATCGCCCCACCCCTTTACAGGAAGATAATTTTGAGGTACAAACGCAACAAGCCCAACCTTCAAGGGCTGAACCGGACGAAAAAACTCTGCGCTGGCAGGCAAAAAACCAGTGGTTCGGACAGCAAGGGTTTGAGGAATACACCAGCTACGCACTAGGGCTGCATCAAAAGCTAGTCACAAACGGAGTGGATCCCCGCTCTGCTGAATATTTCGACCAAATTGATGGTCGCATGAGGTCAACGTTTCCTGATTTATTCGGGCAGACAAATGACAAGCCAAGGTCTGGTGAGGTTCAAAAACGACCTACGACAGTGGTTGCCTCTGTATCTCGTTCTACGAGTGCAGGAAAAATTAGGCTAACTCAAACGCAAGTAGCGTTAGCGAAAAAATTTGGTTTAACCGCGCAGCAGTACGCTGCTCAAGTAGCAAAGTTGGAGAACTGAAATGGCTGAAACAATTGACCGCTCAAATCGTGACAATAAGTCACGCGATAAATCTGCTCGTACGGTATACGTACCCCCGAGCAACTTGCCCGATCCGACACCTGATCCAGATTACACGTTTCGCTGGGTAGCGACTCATGTGCTAGGTCAGCCATTAGCCAACAACGTGTCTTTACAGATGCGCGATGGCTATGAGCCGGTGAAAGCAGTGGATCATCCGGAATTGGCTTTGTTTGGCAACAACGCAAACGGCAATGTGGAAATTGGTGGGCTGATGCTTTGCAAAGCCCCCAAGGAACGCGTTGAGGCTCGCGCTGAGTATTACAACAAGCAAGCTCAAGCCCAGATAGATTCAGTTGATAATCATTTCATGCG